CGACAGGTGATGTTAAAAAGTCACAGGATGGTTTAGCCCTAGCTTTAGACATTGCGGCTGGTACAGGCAAGGATTTAGGCGCTGTGTCTATGGCGCTTGCAAAGGCTTACGGCGGACAGACAACAGCTCTTAGCCGTTTAGGCGCAGGACTTGACAAAGCCATCCTTAAGTCCGGCGATATGGATGCAATCACAAAAGAATTAACTGACAAGTTTAAGGGTCAAGCATTAGCCGCAGCTGAAGGCTATGCAGGTTCGATGGATCGCTTGGCTGTTGCCTCAGCTAATGCAAAAGAGATTATTGGAAAAGATTTACTCGATGCCATGAAGTTAGTTTCAGGCAAAGATGGCATAGGCGGAGCAACCACAGCAATTGAGGGATTCGCCGCAGGTGTCGGTGATGCTATTTATGGCGTTGGTGTTCTCATTGCTAAATTGAAGCAACTGCCAGGTGGTGAAGGAATAAATCAAGGGCTTAAAGATGTATTTACTTTTAACATCTTTGGCTGGCTAGCAAAATTAGGTTCATCTACAAAAGCGGCTAATGCTGGTACTCCGGCTCAATCACCAGGTCAGCGTATGGCTATCGACAAAGCCAACAGAGATGCAATCAAACTTCAAAAGCAACAGAACTCTCTCAAAACTATTGACAATGCTTTAACCACTCGCAAGATTACTTTAACAGCCGATCAACAGGCTTTGGAAGAACTCAAGAAAAAGTTCGATGTTGAGCGTATTGGATTATTTGCAGCTCTTAATCAAGCAACTGACGAAGAAACTCGCATGCGCCTTCGTTCACTTATTGCTATCCATGATAACGATGCCGCGCTTGCTGGCAAGATTAAGGCAGAAGAAGAAGCTGCTAAGGCTGCTGCGCTTCTTGCTGAATCGCTCAAGGCTTCACTAGCTGCTTGGGCTGCATGGCAGTCAATGATTGGAGCATCGTTCGCGGCTGCTGCTACAGCATCCACAAACCCTGTTCAATACTTTGGCATGGAGTCAGGTCAGCCTTACTCAATCGACACAAAGAATCCTAGTTACTTTGGCGCACCAGGCGATATTCCAGGCATCACAGGCCAGCGCGGATTTAACTTCTCAGGCGGTGGCTCACCAACCGTTGTGGTCAATGTTGCAGGATCAGTCACAGCAGAGCGTGACTTGGTATCTGCCATCACTCAAGGTATTTACAACAATCAGGCTTCAGGCATCCCTATCAACTATTCAACGAGTTATGTCTAATGGCATTACCAGCAACCATTGTTGTCAAGATAAACCTATCGGGTGGAGCTTCATTCGGTAACCCGTTTATCTTGGGTACTTCACAATTAGGCTTTGCGGAACTGGCTTCATCCGTTCCTGTCATTGTGGATGTGTCTACATCGACTACAAACATCTCAACTCGTAGAGGGCGCAACCTTCTACAGGATCAATATGAGGCAGGACAGGCAACTATCAAAGTTGTAGACCCCAACGGTGATTGGAATCCTCAGAACACCGCCAGCCCCTATTACGGGCTATTACAGCCACTCAGAAAGATTCAGGCATCTGCTATCTATGGCGGTGTTACTTATGGCTTATTTGGTGGTTATATCACCGAATATCGCTACACCTATCCAACAGGTCAAGAAACTGGATATGTGACTTTTATTTGTTACGATGCTTTCAGATTGATGTATAACTCCAATGTAACAACGGTTACAGGCGGTACAGCAGGGCAGACAACTGCACAGCGCGTTCAGTCAATTCTCACCATGATTGCTTGGCCACCTGCATTTACGAGCATTGGCACAGGTGCTACAACCGTTCAGGCTGATCCTGGAACGCTTCGCACAGTTTTAGGAGCTATTCAGACTTGCGAGTTCACAGAGCAAGGTGCTTTCTACATTAACGCTAATGGCGTTGCAACATTCAAAGGCAGACAGTTCGTCTACGATGCTCAAAGCGCAAGCCCTACAGTATTTAACCAAACAGGCACAGGGATTAACTATGCAGGAATTACTTTTGCACTCGATGACAAGACAATCGTGAACAAGGCAACTGTGACTCGTATAGGTGGCACAGCTCAGACTTACTCAGATGCGACATCCATTGCTCAATACTTCACACGATCTATTACAGCTACTGACCAGCTCATGCAGACTGATGCCAATGCTCTCAGCCTTGCAACTGCTTATGTCCAATCGCGTAAAGATACTTCTATTCGCATTGAAACTATTACCCTAGATTTGACCACTCCAAACTACTCAGCAGGGGTTACAGCAGCTCTTAGCCTTGACTTCTTCAACACAGTAGACATCACCAATGAGCAACCTGGTGGATCGACTATTCAAAAGAAACTCCAAGTGCAGGGCATAGCCCACAACATCACCCCTAACACTTGGACTACAACTATCTCAACACAAGAGCCTTTACTCGATGTTATGTACTAGAATTGACCCTATGAAAGAGGTGTGCTAATGGCAACAGGCTGGCCAATGAAAACGACTTATGCGAATGGAGATGTCTATTCTGCATCGGATGTCAATGATATTACTGGCACGATTAACCTGCTTGGTTCAAGCGTTGCTTATACTGCGGGAAAGAATAAAATTATCAACGGTAACTTTAATATATGGCAACGCGGTACAACTTTTACACCGTCTAGCACAGGGTACTTTTACACAGCAGACCGCTGGGTTTCATATTGCTATTCAGCATCTACCAACACAGTTAGCCAACAGGCTTTTACCGTTGGAACTGCTCCTGCCACACCTTATGAAAGCCAATACTTTATTCGTGTCAATAGCACAAATACACTTAACCTTCTTGAACAAAGAATTGAAGATGTCCGCAATTTTGCCAATCAAAATGTGACTATTTCATTTTGGGCTAAGTCCGCATCTGCTCAAACAATTACAATTTATCTATCTCAGGTATTTGGTTCAGGTGGTTCTGCTGGAGTTGATACATCCTCAACAAAAGCAATTACAACTTCATGGGCTAGATACTCAGTAACTCTGACAATGCCTAGCATTTCAGGAAAAACAATCGGTACGGGAAGTTATCTAGCCAATACCTTTACTGGTGCAATTAACAACGCTTTAGATATTTGGGGTGTGCAGGTTGAACAAGGCTCAACAGCCACAGCCTTCCAAACTGCAACAGGAACTATTCAAGGCGAATTGGCTGCTTGCCAAAGGTATTATTTTAGAAAGTCAATTATCAATGGCGGAGCAACAAAAACTGTATTTGGTCAAGGTTGGGCTTTTAGTGCTAATGGAGCAGACATTCTTGTACCACTGCCAGTCCCAATGAGAACTACACCAACAGCCATTGAATATTCTGCTTTAGGTGATTTTTATGTCGAAGGTGCATCTATATTTTCTGCACTTACAGCGATTACTGTTGATACAAACATCTCTAATAGTTGGATAACAAATGCGAGTGTTACAAAAACTGGAGCATTTACTTCAGGTGGAACATATGTGCTTTTAGCACAATCAACGTCAAATGCTTATTTGGGATGGAGTGCAGAACTATGAGTGATGTTCAAATTATACAAGTTGAAACAACTGCTGGCTTAGAAGAAATTGTTGTTATTCCAAACAGCGATGGGTTTACTTCAATGCTTAAATCAACCTATGACGAAATGATTGCAAAGCAAGATGAAGCCTCTACTTTGTAAGGCTGGGCAACAACTTCGTGAGCAGATCGATGATTCGTTCCCAAGCCGTGACCGCCGTAGCGATGGTTGGATAGGCGATGCCGCACACTCCAATCGTAAGAGTGACCACAATCCCGATCCGTCTAACGGAATCGTCAGGGCTATTGATGTGGATAAGAACCTCGACACACGAGCCAGCACAGGTGCTTATCTTGCCGATCAGATTCGTGAATGTGCCAAAAAGGACAAACGGATTGCATATGTCATCTACGCCGGTCGAATTGCCTCACTTAAGTCACTTTGGCGTTGGCGTACTTACAATGGGATTAATCGCCACGATCATCACATTCATATCAGCTTTACCAAAAAGGGCGATTCAGATTCTGCGTTCTTCCAAATCCCAATGCTAGGAGCAAACACATGAACATGAAAAACCCTCTCGTCCTAACTGCTGGTGCATTCCTATCAGCGTGGGCTGCATCTAATTTCGATGTCGATTACCGTGCAATTCTTTGGGCTGTGCTTGCTGGTGTCTTCGGATATGCGACCCCGAAAAAATGACACAGCAGGATTTCTTCACGCTATACATAGCGACAATCTCCATCATCGGTGGACTTGCAGGTTATGTCATCACGCACTTATTGGGAGAAATTAAACGACTCAATTCGCGTGTCGATGAAATCTATAACATCCTTCTAGAGCGATAATTTTTGTCATGGCAAGAAAAGCAACTCAGAAGCTAGTGGATGAAGGCTATTCCAAACTAGATGCGTGGG